TTACATCTAACACTTCAGCAGAAACTGCTAATGACCCATCTTTAAATTATGACCAACAATTAGGATACGGAAGCGGTCAATCAACAAACTCTAATGTTTTGTCGTGGATGTGGAGACGTGCCCCTAGCTTCTTTGATGAGGTTTGCTATACAGGGACGGGAAGCAACGCAACATTTGCACACAACTTAGGTGTTGTACCTGAGTTGATGATTGTAAAACGTAGGTCGGCTGGCGGGGCGTGGATGGTTAACTCTCAGTATATTGCCGCAGATGCACGACTAGAGTTGCAATCCACTTCTGCTGTTAAAGCACCTCCAGATTATGGTGATGCTTGGAATAACACTCGCCCAACTTCAACTGTGTTTACTGTCAGTACGGATTCTGATGTAAACGCTTCTGGAGGAACTTACGTCAACTACCTATTTGCCACTTGTGCAGGTGTTTCCAAGTGCTTCAATTACACAGGAAACGGCTCATCACAGACTATTAACTGTGGCTTTACAGGTGGGGCGAGGTGGATTCTCATTAAGCGCACCGACTCTACAGGGGACTGGTATTTATGGGATACGGCACGAGGAATTGTTGCAGGTAATGACCCCTATCTTAGATTGAATTCAACAGCAGCTGAAGTAACATCTGATGACACTATTGATACAGACTCAACTGGCTTTGTGGTCAACCAAGTTTCAGCAACTAATGTAAATGTATCTTCTGCAACCTACATTGGAATCGCCATAGCGTAAGGAAAATAATCATGCAAATACGAACACAAACAGGCGCAGTTATGTACGAAGCAGAGTTTCGTGCATACACAAAAGCCAATGGTGGCCCATCGTGGGAAACAACAACAACTGAAGTCTTAACGGCTTTGGGTGCTGATGTAGTCTTTGAAGGCGCACAAGCTACAGGAGGTACTGTTTACCAATACTCTCAAGCCTCTGGTGTTGAGCAAATAGATGGCAAGTGGTACACAAAGTATATCCTTGGCCCTGTCTTTGTAGATACTACAGATGAGACGGGCAATGTCACAACTGCTATTGAGCATGAGACTGCTTATAAAGCTCAGAAAGATGCTGAACAGGCTAAGAGTGTTCGTCAGACCCGTGATGATAAACTAGCTGAAACTGATTGGAGATTTCGTAGCGATATGACTCCATCACAAGAGTGGAAAGACTACTGCCAAGCATTGAGAGATGTTCCTTTGCAGAGTGGTTTCCCTTGGACAATTACTTGGCCTGTTGAGCCACAATAAGGAGCAATCATGGCTGTAACTAGCGCACAAATTGTAGATTTTCTGCTTGCTAATCCAGGCATGACTGATGCCCAGATCGTCAAGGCTATGGAAATTAATGGAGTTTCTCCTGCTCAGATGGCTCAAGCTGTTGGGTTAGATGAGGGTGCAGTTGCGGCTCGTGTGGCGGCTACTGTTCCTCAAGGACAGACTATTACCCTTGGAGATACCATTGTTCAGCCTGTATATCAAACTACTGGTTCTGGCATGGATCAGCAAGTTGGTGGTATTGAGAATGTTATTACCTACAAAGCTACTGATAACAGGGCAGGTGGAGCGTATACCCAATACACACCTACTGGTGAAGTAGAGAAAACTGGCACTCAACAAGAAGTTAAAAGTGGTCTAAAAGAGTTTGCATTAGGTGCGGCTGTACTCTTTGGATTGCCAACTTTATTGAATGCGGGTGCGGCTGGTGCTCCTGCAATAGGAAATGGTGCTTTCTTAGGTGAGGGCGTTGCTTCAGGTATTCCAGCCTTTGATACGGCTTTTACAGCGGCTGGTGGGGCATTTAACCCTGCTTTTGGTTTGCCTATTGGTAATGGAGCGTTTTTAGGCGAGGGTGTTTTGTCAGGAGTTCCTGCATTTGATGCGGCTTTAGCTAATGCTACTGTTGGCGCAACTGGTTTGACAGCGGCTCAAATTGCGGCATTAACTGCTCAAGATTTAGCTATAGGAGGCGGTGCTTTAGCAGGGACACCACCAGCAACTATACCTGGCTTGCTAACTCCTACTGTTGTACCACCCATTGTTCCACCTGTAGTGCCTCCTGTAGTACCACCCGTTGTGCCTCCAGTTGTACCTCCTGTAGTGCCACCTGTAATTCCTCCGACAGTTATCCCTCCTGTTACTGACTTGTTAAAATCAGGTTTAACTGCGGCTCAAATTGCGGCTTTATTCCAATCTACTGCACAAACTGGTGCGGGTCTGCTCCAACAACAGACATCCCGTGAAGCGGCTCAAAAAGCGCAAGCAATGATTGATGCGGAGACTGCTGCGGCTAAAGCATCTGCTCAGTTTAGACCTATTGGAATGACCACTAGGTTTGGTGCTTCTCAGTTTGGTTTTGATCCCGTAACAGGGCAATTGACTAGCGCAGGATACACACTAAGCCCTGAAGCTAAAGCGGCTCAAGATAGATTTGTCAAACTAGCTGAGTCTGGTATTCAACAGGCAGAAGGCGCACAACAAGCATTTGCTCCCCTTCAAACAGGCGCACAAAGTTTGTTTGGTTTGGGCAATCAGTATTTGGCTCAGAACCCTCAAGATGTTGCACAGAATTATCTCAATCAGCAGATGGCTTTGTTGCAACCAGGCAGAGAGACTGAACTTGCTAATCTGCAAAACAGACTGCAACAACAAGGTCGTGGTGGTCTTTCTGTAGCTCAAGGTGGCACTATGGGTGCTACCACTCCTGAACTACAGGCTTTGTTCAATGCTAGAGCGCAACAAGAAGCTCAATTGGCGGCTAATGCTCAACAGTATGGTCAACAAAATGTGTTGTTTGGTGCGGGTCTATTGGGTCAAGGCTCACAAGCTATGGGTCAATACTATGGTGGTCAACAAGCGGCTTATGCACCTTACACGACTGCTTTGGGACAAGTTCAAGGTCTTGAGACTGCTGCACAACAACCCTTCCAATTGGGCGTTGGTCTTGGTAAAGAAACGTCTACAGCAGGTTACAACGTAGGTCGTTTAGGCTTAACGGGTGCGGGTCAAAGCGTTGCTCTAGCTACTGGTGCAGACGCAACTAGAAACCCATACGCCTCTGCAATAAGTGGTTTGGCAGCTAACCCTGCATTGGGGCAATATGTGGGTGGTTTGTTTAGTGGTGTACCGCCCGTTACGGCTATGAGTGCGCCAGCAACAACATTTGGTACTGGTACTTATTATGGCAACCAAGACCTCATGTCTCAATTCTTGTAAGGAATCATCATGGCAGAAAATATCGTAGCGGGTTTGTTTGGGCTGACTCCTGAAATGTATGGTGAGCAACAACGTAGAAGTGCTTTGCGTGAGGGTATTGATCTTGCTAAACTGACTCCTGGTGAAGCGGGTGCGGCAATGACCTATGCGGGTGCTAGAGGGCTTGGTGGTGCTATTGCGGGTGCTTTAGGTGTAGAAGACCCACAATTAAAGTTGATTACTGCTCGTCAACAGATCATTGGTCAACTAGATCAATCTGATCCTACTTCTTTGTTAAATGGGGCTAAAACTCTTGCTCAAATGGGTGACCAACAAGGTGCTATGGCTTTGGCTCAATATGCTCGTCAAGCACAAAGTGAGATGGCTTTGGTGCAACAACGTCAGTCGGCAAGCCAAGCATCTTTGGCATCGGCTTCTCGTGAGCGTCAACAAGCAGTTAACCCAAATATTCAAATTGCTAATGAGATTGGGACTTTGGAAACTTCTCTTTTAGACATTGAGAATGCTCCTGATAGTCCAGATCGCACTAGAGCGAAAAACTTGTTAAATTCTCGTCTTACGGCATTAAAAAACTTAACTGCAAAACCTGAAAAAGAAAAAATATCTGCATTTGGCCAGGAACTTGTAGATGCAGGATTGACACCAGGTACTGAGCCATACATCAAGAGGATGAATGAGTATTTAAATTCAAAAATTGAAGGTGGTAAAAAAGGTTCTGGCAATGTCACTATTGGTGGCATCAATGTTGATACTGGTGCGGCAGCCAAAGCCGCAGGAAAAATTGTTGGTGAAAACGTAGCCAATATTGAACAGCAATTCTCATTGCAAACTGCCTATAAAGATGCACTTGGCTTGCTAGATAAAGGAATCTATGGTGGTGCTTTTGGCCCTGAAAAACAATTTGTAGCTAAATATGCGGGTGTCGGAAGTCCTGAAAAGGTTGTAAATACAGAAGTATTTATGGCTAACATTGGTGAAATTGTTATTCCTCGCTTACAACAGTTTGGTGGCAATGACTCTAATGAAGAACTTAAATACTTGCAGAGCGTTGTTGCTGGCAATCAACGTCTTGAGCCTGAGTCAATGAAACGTACTTTGATTAGCGCAGAAAAGAAAGTACAAAACAATATCAAACGTTTGGCTTTACAAACACAATCGGCTAAAGGTGGTACTGAGCTACCAATTAGTCCAATAACTCAGCCAACACCAACGCCAACAAAGCGTTATAACTTACAAACTCGCCAACTTGAAACAGTAAAAGGGGATTGATATGGCTATTTATGTTCAAGTAGGAAATGATGTAGTTGAGTTTCCAGATGGAATGTCTGACGAACAGATAGCACAAGCCATATCTGGAACTATGCCTCAAGCAAAAGCACCATCTTCTGGTTTTATGATGGGTTTAAAAGACCCAATCACCGCAGGCGCACAGATGATTCCTCGTGCTTTAGGTGCAGTAGCCAGTTTGGGTGGCACAAAGCCTAACTCTTTAAGTGATTTGCTTTACAGAGAAGCAAAACGTATAGATGAGATGGCTAAAGCTGAAGAGCAAAGTTATCAAGCACAGCGTGAAAAAGAAGGTGAATCTGGCTTTGATGTGGCTCGTTTGGGCGGCAATATTCTTAATCCCGCAAGTCTTGTTCCTGCGGCTCGTGTTGCCCAATTAGCTAGGGCTAGAGGCTTATCTAATGTTGGTCAGGCGGCAGTTGCTGGTGCTGTTGGCGGTGCTATGCAACCTGTAGTTGGCGAAGGTGAATTTGGTGAGCAAAAGACTGAGCAAGTTGTTTTAGGTGGAGTTACTGGCCCTATTGGTGAAAAGGTAGTTTCAGGTGCGGGTCGTGTTCTTAACCCATTAGTCTCTAAAGCAGAGCAGACAATGCGAAGCCTTGGTGTTACACCTACTACTGGTCAAACCCTTGGTGGACAGTTTAAGACTATCGAAGAGTTTGCTCAGAATTTGCCTTTAATTGGTTCAAGCATTGAAAACGCTAGACAACGAGTGTTATTTGACTTTAACAAAGGCGTGATTAACAAGGCACTTCAAAAGGTTGATGACAAGTTACCTGCTGAAGTTGTTGGTCGTGATGCCATTGCATACGCTTCTGATGAAGTATCCAAAAAGTACGATGATGTTTTATCAAAAATGTCGTTTGACTTAGACTTTGCAACAACAAGCAATATCCTTGGTGCTTTGTCTAAAGCTAAAGGTTTGGATGCAAACCAAAGACAAAAGGTTACTGAATCATTAAATGATATTGTGTTTGGTAAGTTTTCAGGCCAAAAGATTGATGGACAAACATACAAAGGCATTGAGTCTGATTTGCGCAAGAAGGCAAGTGACTATTCAAATGGAGCAAGTGTGTCAGAGAAAGAAATTGGCGCTGCTTTAACTGATGTTCTTGGCGCTATCAAGAAAGAGTTGTACTTCCAGAATCCTAAACAGACATCCAAGTTGCGTAGGATTGATAGTGCTTACAGCGATTTGTCTGTCATCAATGTAGCAGCCGCTAACTCTGGTGCTGACAATGGTGTATTTACACCAAAACAGTTCTCTACTGCTGTTAGACAACAAGACCAAACAAGACGTAAATCTTCGTTTGCTAAAGGTCGTGCAAAGGGACAGGAAATATCTGATGCGGCAGTTCAAGTACTTGGAGACACAGCAAAATCGACTTTAGAAGGTCGTATTGCGGCTTCTACTGTTGGTGGCTTGGGTTTGTTATCTCAGCCTCAAGTTGGAATTCCTTTGGCACTTACTGTTCCTCCTGCATATAGCCAAGGTGGGCAATCATTTATTGATGCGTTGTTGCGTAATCGCCCAGAATTACTGCAACGTGTAGGCGGTATGCTTTCTCAGCAATCAGCGCCTCTTGGATCGGTAATTGCGCCAAGTGCTGTTGGACAGTACAACATTTCCGAGAGAAGAGAGTAATGAGAGACTTTGCCGAAGCATTTGTTGCGGCAGTCTGTATTGTTTGTTTTGTC